ATAAAAAATCATCTACACATTCTTCGTATGATAAGTAATGTCCTCCACGATATTCTATGCAGCCAGATTTAGTACATGAATATCTTTTTTGAGGACAGCAAAATGTGCATGACTCATCAGTAATTGTCATAATATTTTAGATGCAATCAAACATCCTTTACTAATAGCTCTTAAAGGATCCTGTGCATGTCTTACTTCCTTAATTTTAATTGGAAAATTATTTTCTACAATTTTTTTAGAAAATTCTTGTATATATCCGTCAGCCAAAGATGTTCCACCAGCAATTACGATACTTAATGGATTTTTAAATTTTGGTAATGCTTTATGATTTTGCAAAGAATAACTTAATTGCTTTGTTGTATAGTCAATGAGTCTTTCATAATAAGATGACACAGCGGATAGGATCTGATTTTCATTCGGCTCACCGATCTTAAAACCTCCGGCCTCCTTCTCTGCTTGAACAACACTATCCGGCTCTCCGGTGGCTATAGAGGTCATACGATCAATCCAATCCCCAGACTTGGTTGTGCTGAATACTACTGTTGGCTCACCGTTTAACATGATACACACGTTGGTCATACCAGCACCACAACTAACACCTATCCCTGTGTATTCTTCATTCTCTAATTCAGCATAACATAATGCTTCTGCTTCGTTTATTGCTTTTGCATCATATCCGCATTCTCCCAAAACTTCGCTGATAATATCCTCATGATAACCTATATCAAAATCATCATCTTCTTGATCAACTGGTTGTGCTGGTACACAGAATACCAATTTTTCACCTGGCTCCGAAGCTGTCGAGACTACTTCCTTTAGGATAAAAGCTAAAATTTTTCTAGCATCTTTTTCTTTTGCAGAAACCACGCCTCTATACATTGGTCTTTTAGCGGTATCGTTTCTTTCGATGGCTTTTTCTATAGCATCTTTGCCTAATAAAATAAACGACCCATCTTTATCTTGTATAAAAACTTTTCCGGCCAAACCCTTTTCGATCATCTTTGTAGCAACCGGAGTGGTTGGCTTAATTACATAAAAAGCATCACGAAATTCCTTGTATTCTATCTTATTATCTTTATCATTGGCCAAAATAATAAAACTTGTACCGACATCAAGACCTTTAGACATATTATTTCCTTTCAATAAAATCTTAAAATATACCTTTTATACACCCTAAAAAGAAACTTATAAATTTATAATAGTATCAAATTTTATATGCGTGATTAGGGTCGTATGTCAAAAAAGAAGCTATTGTATATCTCACTCCTTTTGTAATTTTGGTTACTCCATGTAAACAATCTAGACCACCAGTATGTATAGCACTGTATCCTGGTTGTGATGGAACCTGTAGATTATTTTTATTTGGATAATACAGAACTCCACCTTCAAAATCGTCATTTAAAAATGTTACTGTGCCGAAATCTCTCCAAGGAAAAGGATGAACACTACCATTTGGTTCAGCAGCATCGGCATGTGGACGCAATTCATATCCTTCAGTCCATCTAACTATATGTAAACTATCTATATATAATGGTTGTTTTATTTCAGCAAGTTTTATGAATTCAGACAACATATAATCTTTTCCGTCTTTAATAATATTATATATGTTTTGATCTTTAATTTGATTCATATATATCTGTCTGCCTTTCCAATAGTCGTTACCTAGCTCGCCAAAATCTGATAAATGACTGTTAATATAGTCTATAATTTTATTAGAATTGTCTTTTATGATTATATTTTCAAACACTACTGGCATATTTTGCATATCATTAACTCCTAATAAGTTCTTTGTAATATTGTATATTGTCGCTGCAAATACCGAATGATTGTAACAAATTTTCTATACTATATTTCGAAATTTCTGGTAATACGGCTATAGTATTTTTATGTAATAAGCTATTTGGATACGCCCATATAAATCCTTTAGAAGTTATGGTATATTTATCCTCTTCGTGCCAAAAACAATGTAAATTATAATTCATTAGTTCAAATAAAGCCATTTCATTTTTTGCATGACACCATAGGGATCGTTTATTATCTAATAAAAATTTTGTGCTAATTTTATTAAGTGGAGCATCGTGTCCGAGAAAAAAACTATTATTCATATACCACAAGTCTATTTCTACTAAAAAATGTAAGTTTATACAGTTAATAATTTGTTGTTCTGTATTTTCAGTTTTTACATTTTTACCATATATATTACCTCTATGTGATATGTATATCATAGTTATGCAAAAAATATTCTAAGTCTTCAGGGGTTCCAAGACCCCACATTTCTTTAATTTCATAGCATTTAATTTTTTTACCATCTTCTATGGCTTCGTTAAAAACTGGACAAACATAAAATTCATTGTTGTATCTTTTGTTTTTTGATATCATTTGTTTGGCATATTTCACATAATCAGATCCATGCCTCCAATAGTATATTCCTACAGTAGCAATATCTGATATCGGATTTTTTTCTGCTACTTCGCATACATATCCACTGTTATTCAATTTAACAAAAGACCATTTTGGATGAGTTGATCTGAACGTCAAAATACCGGCATCAACATCTTGTTCTTGCATTTTATACATAAATTCAGCACAATTCCAATGTACATACTGATCAGAATTTGCAATAATCAACGGATTTTCATTATTAATGATATTCTTAGCTAATAATGTTGTGCAGGCCGCCCCCTCTGTGATACTTTCTATTTCAAGAATATTTGTTTTTTTATTTTTGTTTATTAAAGGCAGAAGAGTACTAAGATTATATTTTTTATTGTGTGATTTTTGAACTATGAAAGTGTGGGGGCTGTTAAAGTTTAGGTTCTCCACTACAACTTGTATCATTGGTTTTCCATGAATATCTATAAGGGGCTTGGGGAATGTATAACCAGCCTTCTCAAATCTACTTCCAGAACCAGCCATCGGAATCAAAACGTTTAATTTAGGATCTTGCCACATAATGCTTTTGCTCTTAGTACTAATTAGTGAATACTGATCTATAATTGACTCAAAATTTAATTTTGGTAGTTCTAATGAATTTTTAACTCTATATATATTAGATCCAGACCTTTGAGCAGCAAGCAGTCCGTTAGGTGAATCCTCTATTATGAGGGTTTCATTCGGTAAAACGCCAAAGAAAGATATGGCTTTCCAATAAATTTCGGGATGTGGCTTACAATTTACAACATCTTCATTACTCAGAACTAGATCTATGAATGGTAGTATCTTAAGATTGTTCAATACGGTATCTACAGTCATTCTTATCGAATTGGAGCATACGGCTATATCATAGCCTTTATCTTTTAAAAGTTTAAATAACACTATAATACTGGGATTATAGTTTATATCTTTTAGTTGTTTGGTTGTTAGCTTTTGTTTATTTTCCCAAATTTGCTTATGAAGATAATTTGGAAGTCCCCTTTTTTGTGTTAGTATAGATAATTTTTCTTTTGTTTTTAGGCCGTCATATATTTGAAGGTGTTCTTCCCAAGAAATTTTATACTGCGATGGCAGTGAATCATTTAGCGCTTCATAATGTATGTTTTTAGTATCAACTAGAACGCCATCTAAATCGAATATTATTAATTTAATCATAATCGATTATATCTCTATATTAACATGACCTCTACCGTATGACACTAAGCTAAAACCAGTTTTATAATCTATAAATTTAGTAAATCTATATTTGGATAATAAATTAAGCGAATCTTGACCAACACAACCATAATCATGAAAACAAATTATACAATCATACGCTAACTTGTCTATTACGCTAGATAGATCAAGAATGACTTGTTGTGGGTAATGCCCACCATCTATAAAAACAAAATCCAGAAAATCTTGTTCATTTTTGTCCAATATTAAGCTGGTGTCATTTGGCGACCACCCTATATCAAAATTTGTATGCTTATCTATTTCTAGGGCTTTCGACATAGAAGTAGCCATCAAATAACCATCTGGTGTTCCGGTTTTTATTTTATGAGTTGTGTGATCATATAATCCGTACCCTAGCAACTCTTCTACATAAGCATCCATAGATGATAGTCTGCCGCCAGTTTCTTTAAATGCTTTTCCTATGGATATCGAAGATACTCCAAAACCGGTAGCAATTTCAAATCCACTTGTTAGATTATTATTTTTGACCAGCGAATACAATATATTCGCTTCATTTTCTCTCAAAGACCAAGGATATAATCTGTTTGACAGACGTAGGGAGTCTTGGAGACTATTTTCGTCCACCCTCATTAGATGAAAACCAATGTTTAATTGTTTAGACATTTCGATGTATTCACTGTATAGTATCACTATTTGTTTCTCCAGTATCTAGATTCTATTTTCATCTGAATTGTATTATTAATTTTTATATTTTTATACTTACTATTATTTTTAGTCCATAAATGTTCTGATATAGTTCCTTCTGGGTGTTTAATGTAATAATTACAATCGTTTTTTATTATATCAAAAACAGAACAATAATAATCCATGGCATCAGAACTTCCGTAAGCAAATTGATCATTTGGCATATATCTTGGGCCATTTTTATCTAATAATTTTAGCATTTCGGTTGTAAATTGCAAGTCTATATTTTGATTGGGTGGTAGATATATTGTATCGTCTAACACTTCTGACATATCTATGTTTATAAAATAGGAATCAAATCTACATCTTATAACTACACCATATTTAAAATTATTGTTTTCTTCATATTCTTTTTTAAGACTATTGGACTTGTTGATACTGTAATGCATCATTATAGTATTAAAATAATTTGGCGCATTTGTTGTATAAAATTTTTGATAAAAATAATCTATGTCTGGATATTCTATTAATATTTTTTTAGGTTTATATCCATTAATTATAGCATTTATATCCGAATTTGATTGTAATTCCAAATTAAGTTTGTGTTTATTTACTGAATAGCCTTCATTATACCAATGAGGTAATGTATTTGATCCGCTTTTAGACCACGTATGAATAAAAACGTCTGTTTCGTATGGATCAACAAAATATTTTTTATGAGTATCTATGCAATCAAAAAAATTTCTCGTTAAACCAGATAAACACAAAGCAACTCTCATTTATCTAAACCTGTTTGATGATCTATAAATTTATTGCTATAAATATCTTCGCCCCTCCAATATCTTTTTCCATTTCTATGCTTCTTTTTTTGATCTTCTGTAGACCTTTCTACCCCAAACAATCTTGCACATTCTCTTTCTTCAGTAATTTGATTGTCTGTTAAAATTTTAGAAGCATCCCTAACGTTATAATGATCAATAAAATGTCTTGGATATGGCAATAAACATCCTATATAGTCTCCTTTATTTACTCGTATTTTATAATTTGGTCGAGTTACTCTTATATTATAGGTAAAATCTCTTCTTAAATTATCGGTTTCGACTACTCCAGTCATATGATACAACCCATCAATAAAGTAATTTGGAGGATTCATAGTCATTAAATTAATGCCATTAGGCGTTCTTAATTGGTATGGTGTTTGTACAGTAAATGTTCCCATACCGAAATGAGGTTTGATAGATTGTAGATTATGTGTTTTTTCATAGTCTTCTTTATTTAAAATTTCAACAATAACAGATTCTGGAGTATCTTTTCCTGTCCATATAACTTCAAAATCATATAATGATTTTAATGCTATTCCATATTGATTTCCCATAACCAAAGGTAAACAGTGATATGCATGATCAATAAACCAAGATCGTTTGTGATTATTTTTTAATGACTCAAATATAGAGTTTATGTGTTCTTGTGTTTGCCACTTTGGGTCATAGGCAATCGCCGCTATGATCGAGTCTTGTATATTTAACATTATCTATCCTCTTTTTAAATTTTTAAGTCGATTAACTGACTCTGAAATATTAGTGTCGGATGTTTCTATATTTCCTAGTTCTTCGTATTTCTTTTCTAAAGAATCTGTACTTATTTTAGTAACTACTTTGGTTTCATCAATATCTATTTTTTTATTTGTTCGATTGTAGCCCTTTGTTTTATTACGTTTTTTATATTCAGACTGTTCCGATGTCGAATCCTCATCGTCATAAAACTTGGTTCTTCTCATACAACTATTTTGTCCAAGCAGATAGCCTGCAACAAATACTAAAACATTTACAATAATTATGTAGTATAATTCTGGTGTCATTTAGTTCTCCTTAAATAAGGATATACACCGGCTATTAGACTACTTATTTGGTCTATTATTTATCTTTTTGAGATAATTAGCACAATCAATGACTACGTTTGGATTCCAGCTTTTGTAGTTCATTAAATGACCAAAAACTATGTGACAAGGAGAATCGCACAAAGTGATAAGATTATCCAGATCAAGTTCTTTTTCTGGACTAAGATGAACAGGCTCTATATGATGTACTTCTAGTTTAGATGTACGACCACAAGCGGCACAACAAGGATGATTTTCTATATGTTGTTTGCGTATTTTTGACCACGAACTAGATCTATTAGCATATCTAAGATATTTAGACTTTATCCAAGGTATATCAAACATTTTATTTTAAAGACTTTAACCAAGTTGAATATTTGTTTAGTTCATATCCAACTATTTTAGACTTTTGATTATCATTAACTATAAATCTAGAATCAGGAATAATGCTAATTTTATATTGCTGTTTATAGGTGGGATTATCATCTAAATCTATGTAGCAGACAATTTTATCATCTAAAAGATCATCTAAATTTCCAGAGTTTATCGTTTGTTTAAGATTTTGACAATAAACGCAGTTTTCTGATCCGAATATGACTATCACATTTCTATGTAATTCTGCTGCCAGGGTCTTGGATTTGTTCAGACTATTCGTAAATACTGGAGGAGTTGCTATGGATACAGAAGAGAATAAAAACAAGAACAATAATATTAAGATTTTGTATACCATAGCAACACCCCATTATATTGGCTAATCTATTTTACCGATAATTCTACCCTTCTGAGTCCTTAGTATATACCCCTTTCTTGCTAAATATGGTTCAATACTATTTTCAATAGTATCTATAGCAATCCCCGTAATAGCAGAAATAGACTTGATACCTATTGGATTTCCTCTATGTTGCTTCAAAATATCAAGATATTTTCTATCATAGCTATCCATACCAAGACTATCAATTCCTTGCATTTGAAATATTTCATCAACACTAACATCGTCATCCATACAACTCTTATAATTCTTATACCACTGAAGCCGACCATTTAAAATTCGTGGCGTACCTTTACTGCGTTTAGCAATTTCCAAGAGGTCTGAATCGCTTATGACTACTCCTAGTTTATCAGCATTCGACCTTGCTAGTTTTGCTAGTTCATCTTCAGTATAAAAATTCAAATGTTCCTTAATTTGAAAACGATCATAAAATGGCTGACTAAGACTTCCTCCACTAGTTGTAGCACCAACTAATGTAAACGCTGGAACTTCAATTTCTTCCGGTTCCTTTTCTACAATCATTGTGAATTTGAAATCTTCCATAACAGGATAAAGAAATTCTTCAACCAGTTTTGGCAGTCGATGGATCTCATCAATAAAAAATACGCAACGCTTTGTCATTCTCATCAAATAAGATACAACATTTTTTACGCTACGCAAATTAGCGGCGTTTGCCATATACAGATTTACGTCCATTTCCGACGCCAGGGCACTCGCTATAGTGGTCTTACCGAGGCCAGGAGGCCCATCAATTAAAACATGAGGCAGCACCGTGCCAGAGTTTTTACAACCTACCGTAGAGATGCGAAGACGCTTGACTACTTCTTGTTGACCAATAATTTCTTCAAACTTTGTGGGCCTTAGACCGTTTGCCATGATTCATTCTTCTCCAATGTTTTTTTCATTTACCCAAAATACAAAATCGTCTATTTCATCATCGTATGCGGATTCTACTAAACCCTTTTGAACCAAAGAACCTATTGTGTTACTAACCATTCTGTCGTTTAGTTGATTCAAAATCTCATAAAATAAAGAATCGCATACCAAATATCGAACAGCGTTAGTAGTTTTATTTCTTTGCTTTTTTAGGGCATTTTTAACTATAACCGAAGACTCTTCTTGA